ATGTAAAACACGCTATGACAAACTCGATATGCGTTATGAGCAAGGTGTTGTAGTCTGTTATGATTGCTATTACACGCCCATCAGAGCCGAACTAACACTGCTTGATGTAGAGCTAATGCACAAATCAGAGCAAGAACTGTTAATGGCAGAAAGCAAAAAAGAACTAATCAATTTGTTAGTGATGATAACACTAACAGCAACATTACTAGCAACTGCAATAGCACTTGTAATACTAGCAATATAGGGAATAAAAAAATGGATAAACCAGATAAATCAGAGAGTACAAAACAACTACAAAAAGCATTATTGAAAGCAACGCCAGAATTACCTGCTGTTACTTACAATGCGGCTGTTAAGTATGGTAAGACTAACTTTGAGTATGCTAACATAACAAGCATACTAGATGCAGTACAGCCAGTCTTAACTAAATATGGACTTACACTAATGCACAGCATGGATAGCATAGAAGATGGTGTAATAAAATTTAGCGCAACGCTAACACATGCAGACAGCGATGAATTTGTAAAATCATATTTATATATGAGGCCAATATCTTTATCACCACATGATTGCCAAGCGGCGTTTACATATGCCCGTAGAGGTTCAACAGTTGCCTTGTTGGCACTAAGAACTGTTGACAATGACTATAGTGAAATAACATCGCGCGGCACAGATCAAGATTTGTTAGAACATTACAATAAATTGTTTGGCAGTGCAAAAGATGTTAACGAGCTAAATGGTTATGCAATGGAACTAGCTAAGTTAAAGTTGCCAAGCGGTAAGACTAAGACAGAGCTAAACAATTATTACAGTCAGATTAAAACTAAGCTAGGAGCAAAAACAAATGTTAATTAATGCAGTAGAACAAGGTTCTCCAGAATGGTTTGCACTTAAGGCAGGTAAAATTAGTGCGAGTAGGGTAGGCAATCTATTCTTAGGTAAATCAACAGCGACAAGAAACAATCTGATTGCTAGTTTAGTTAGAGAAAGGCTAACAAGTACATACTCGCAAAATACCTTTACCAGTAAGGCAATGGAGCACGGAACTGAGACTGAGGAGGAAGCTAGACAATACTACAGCATGGTAAACGACGTTCATGTGCAGACTTGTGGAATTGTTACACATGAGGAATATGACTTTATAACAGTTTCACCTGATGGCTTGGTAATGAAAGACAATAAAATTAGCTATCTGCTAGAGATAAAATGCCCTTTTGCAGATGCTATGCACTTAAAATACTACACAACTGGACATCATGCCAAGCAATATAAGTATCAACTTGGGCTACAGATGATGGTATGTGACTTGGATAGAGTTGACATTGTGAGTTACGACAACAGATGGCCAACTGATATGGTCATGGCAACAGTTACAGTAGAGAGAGATCAGGTGTTGGAAAAAGCAATACTAGATAAGATATTGGAAGCTAACGATGAAGTTAATTCAATAATAAAATCACTAAACATAGGAGATAAAAAGTGATAAACAAAGTAATACTCATAGGCAACATAGGTACGGATTTAGATACCCGTACATTTTCTAACAATAACAAGGTTATGTCATTTAGCCTTGCTACTAGCGAGAAGTGGAAAGGTAAAGACGGCCAACAACAAGAGCGCACTCAATGGCACAAGATATCTATTTTTAATGAGAACCTTATTAATGTGTTAGATAGCTATGCGGGTAAAGGCACTAAGATTTATCTTGAGGGTAAGCTACAGACACGTAAATACCAAGACAGTAGTGGTTCAGACCGCTATGTAACTGAAGTAGTGCTAGAGCGATACAATGGCGTTATACAATTACTATCTAAAAGTAGTAGTGATGGTCAGCCTAAAATGAGTCCAAATCGTAAGGTTGTAGACGAATATCCGTTAGATGATGAAATACCATTTTAAATGTCAGCTATAATAAAAGATATAATTATAGGTGGTCAGCGATTAATACTCGGTGACTGCCAACAAGTTATGCAAGAGCTTGGAAGCTTTGACACTTTAGTTAGTGACCCACCATATGAAATACAGACAAGCGGTGGCGGGATACATAGCAAGCTTACATACCTACAGGAAGTAGAAAAAGCCAAGATACACAAGGGTTTTGATTACAATATAATTAATTCAGATTTATATAGTAGCGCGATAGTATTTTGTCATAATGACCAATTAGCAAAGTTGTTACCAAACCTTGCAAGCAAATATAAAAGATATGCACTATGCGCTTGGCAAAAGTCAAACCCAATGCCCGTTGCTAATAAACATTATCAGCCTGAGTTGGAGCTATATATTCATGCTTGGAACAAGGGTTACCATCCGCAAGGGGTACTAAGTGACAAGAAAAGAATATTTACAACTACAGTCGGTAAATCTAATTATGACCACCCAACAGTAAAACCTTTAGGCTTAATGCAAAAGGTAGTTACCAACGCTACAGGAACTATATTAGACCCTTTTATGGGTACAGGTACAACGCTAGTTGCGTGTGAGAAACTTAATAGGCGTGGTGTTGGCATAGAAATAAGTGAAAAGTATTACAACATTGCGTGTGAGCGCGTAAACGAGGCCGCTAATCAATTGGAGATGTTTTGATGGGTAAATATACATTACAAATTATAAATGAATCAGAAAGGCAAAAAGCACTTGACCTTGTTAATCGTAGTCCAATTAACACTTATATAAGCTTTCAGCGTGATAAACGTACTACAGATCAGAATAAACTAATGTGGGCTTTGTTAACTATCATAAGTAATCAAATTAAGTTTGATGGTAATACTTGGGGTATGCACAAAGTCGGTGGCAGATATAAACCAGATGATTGGAAGCAATTATTTGCGGCAAGTCTATTTAAAACGCAGTTCATGCCAGACCTTGATGGCGGTATGTTGCCTCTAAATCCTAGCACTTCCAGTATGACTAAAGAGCAACACAGTCAGTTATGTGAGCTTATAATTGCACAAGCGGCCAAATGGGGTATTGAGATAAAGGACATAGAGCCTGATGCTTGATTTAATCTTGCCATTTCCAATATCGGTCAATTCCATGTACTCTAATCATGGTAGACGACGTATTAAATCCAAACGGTACAGGACATGGCGAGAAAAGGCTATAGAAGCCTTGCAAGGACAATATAATGGTGAGTTGTTAGATTATGACATAAAGTTAGAAATAGCACTCAGTGCGCCTTGTAAGCGCCGCAGAGACTTAGACAACCATGCCAAAGGTATACAAGATGCGCTCACTGGAACCGTAATTGTAGATGATAGTCAAATAAAGCACTTAGAGATGTACTGGATAGACAAAAGAAAAGGAGGCTTGGCCAAAATATATATTGACAAATTTATAGAAATTTAACTAATAACAAATAGGGATAAAATTATGACTACACTGCCGTACTTCTGCTACTTTCCAAAAGACATGGGTTATAAGATAGCACACTTAACATTAGCCGAAGATGGAGCTTATCACAGGCTTCTCAGACTATGTTGGACAACAACAGGTTGCACTATACCAAATGACATTACTTGGATTGCACGTAAATGCTTATGCAGATCACAAGACGATATAGACGTTTTACAATCAGTTTTAGACGAGTTCTTTCACATAAAAAAAGATAGATATTATAACAAAAGATTGTCGGAAGAATATGACAAGTCAAATGCAAAGCATAAAGCGCGTGTTGATGCAGGAAAAAGGGGTGGTCACGCTAAGTCACTGAAAAGTAACAATAAAAGTTTTAGCAAAGCTATAGCAAAAACAAAGCAAAGCTCTAGCAACCATAACCATAACCATAACCATAACCATAACCAGATTATTAATTATAATTTTATACCAAAGGAGCTAAACAAAAATACTAAAACTTACAGGCTAATTGAAAAGCATATGTCAAGTGATGAATTAGAATTACAACTTGAAAAGTTCATTGCCTATCATACCGACAAGCAAACAAAATCAACAGACTTCAACAGACAATGGAGAGCATGGTTACAAAACAACGTGCAATGGAAGTTAGAAAAAACAGGAGATAAGAGTGTCAAACAATATAATACAAATACAAAACTCAAAGAAATTGGTGACAGCCGCCGTAAAAGACGGGGAGAGTTACTTAACGAGTTGCAAGCTCAAGGGTTGGCCAAGAGCGTTTGACTGCGCTCAAGATAAGGAATTAGCTACGCAACAAAAACAGAACATCATACAGGTAAGAGAATACTATCTTAGTAAACTACAGCCTAGTGAGCCAACTTACATCTTGGGTAAGATAGAGATATTAGAAAGCCGATACTTTGAGAAAGAGACAGACCAGACAGTGCAGACGCAACTAGACCGCGAATGGATAGAGGATTTAGCAGAATATCCACCTGATCTGATCGAATTAGCGTGTAACAACTGGCGTAGAAGCAGTAAGAATTATGCACCAAGGTCAGCAGGTGTGCTTATGGAAAGTGTTAAACAAGAGTATGTTAGGCGCGTTGTAACGTATCGCAAAGCCGTATCGGTTTTGGAGATTATAGATGCTGATTAACAAAATATATGCAGAGATAAATCGTTGCCCTTGGTGGACAATATCACAAGTAGCCTTTGCACTGAATACAACGCCTAATTCAATTACAGGGACGTGTAGTAGTGCAGGTACTACATTTAATAAGATAAAAAAGCACGAAATTATGCGACTAAAAGAGTATGAAATTAACTCTAAATCTCTTAGAAACATAAAAATGCGAAATTAAGTGTTGCATTATGTTAAATATACATTTAAGGAAATAATATACAGGCAATTAAGCCACCTAACGGGAGTATAAAAGTGCATAATATATTAGTTATAAAAACACAAGATATGGAAAATAAAGCTTGGCCTGAGTGGGATGGAAAAGGAGAATGTCCAGAGGCATGGCGCTATAAAGGCGGCTCTACATACATACACTACGCGGATAACAATCAAACTGCATATGATTTTAACAATATTACTAGTATTATTAATAATTTAAACTTAAGCAATAATGAAGCTTTTAGTGAATATGTAATTGAAACTAAATATTACAACCAAGAAAGCTTTGCTAAGTTTATATTAGAAACAGATAATTTTTGGGTGCAAAATTTTCGTGTAATTGATAGCAATGGCAATATCGAGAAGTGGGGTGAATAAAATGAGTAACAATAAAACAATAATAAAATACAAAAAATATATTACATGGACAATAGTTACTGTTTTGTTATACAAGTGCATATAGGAGATTAGCATGGACAATCACGAATATAAAAAGAAACTACAAGATTTAGGGTTTAACTTTGCGTCATACGCTAGATTTTGTGGTGTAAACAGATCAACAGTCATGAGACACTGCACTGGAGCTATTGAGCCTATCCCATACATCTACATCAGGGTATTAGAGTGGATTGAGGAAGGTAAGCTTGAAAAGCCAAAAGCAAAAGACATTGCAGAGCCAAAAAAACCAGATAGTAAGGCTAAGACTAAAAAGAAGTAAAATGGACGATTATGTAAAGCGTTATATATCTTATATTGAGATAAGTAATGGTGACGCTTGCGTAGTTTTAGATGATGGCTCAGTGTTAGGTGGTGTATTCTCCCTTAGTGCGGCTACTACAGCAGGTTCTACAAGTTACGCAGTCATAAATGCTTATATAATTAACGAACAAACAAACTTGCTAGATGATCTTATAAAAAAACACAAAGACAATGGCAAAAAGTAGAGTTTGGACAGATGAAAAGCGTGAATTAGCTAGGAAATTATGGCAAACTGATTTGTCAACACACATAATAGCTGAAAGGCTAAATGTTACTTATGCTAGTTTACAGTTATATGCCCATAGAAATAGAAATACACTACCAAAACGCGGTATACCCAAGATTGACAAGCCAAAAGTAGTAGCAAGGGTAAGTCGTAACCAATATAAACGCTACACAGATAAGATTGAGATACAAAAAGCCAGTAAACTATGGCAATCACAAAAAAGCATATATGAAATACACACGACGCTGAAAATGTCGGGTAAAACCTTTATTAAAATGCGCCGCTATGCACCTAATCGCTTCCCAAAAAGAGATAGCAACAAAAACATACAAACCTACAAGCCAAAAAATGCCAATACTAAAGCAAAGATGGCTAAAGTTGGTGAAGGCTTTTATCTAAAACACGCTGAAAGTAATCAGTGGTTACATTGTTCAGGTAAAGCGTTGACGCTACAAAAAGCATACAGATATCGAGCGACTTGGTTGCAGTGCATAAAAATGTTAGAAACTACAAGTTATGATCTTGTCATAATACCAGAAAATAAACATATGTAGTAGTGACGGTAGGGGCTAAAATCTTATGTAGTAGTAAGGGTAGCCTGATTTTGCATTTGTGTAGTAGTAAGGGTAGGGGTAATAATCGCGTGTAGTAGTAAGGGTAGTGCAGTTTTTCTCGCGTGTAGTAGTGAGGGTAGCCCCTAAACCGCCTAAATCATTGATTTCATTACGTTTTTTCTCGCGTGTAGTAGTGAGGGTAGCCCCTTTTTTCTGTTTCAGCACGTAAATCATTGTTTTCATTACGTTTTTTTGTGCATTGTCTAAAAGTTGATTAACCATAGGCAAACACGAACGCAAAAAGCGATATATAAAAATAAATATACATCTTTTTACGGTTGCATAAAACAGCAAGAGAGGCAACCCACAAAAAACAGCAACTTTTTTTGTATATATATAAAGACAATAAAAAATAATAAAAAATAATTGGTATTTTATGAAATTAGTTGTTGCATTAAGAAACTAATTATGCATAATGAAAGAATAGAAACAAACATAGAAAGATAAAACAATGACAAACACAAACACAAACAAAAATCGTATTTATATCGCTTGTTTAGCGTCTTACAATGCAGGTTATTTGCATGGCGCATGGATAGAATGCGATGATTTAGAAACATTATTAAAAGGCCGCGATCAAGTCATAAAAACGTCACCCGTTGCAGGCGCGGAAGAATGGGCTATCCATGATTACGAGTTGCCGTTCGCTGTTAGTGAATATGAATCATTTACAACAATTATTGAAATAATAGAATTTATTAACAACAGTTATGACCAAGAAATAGCAACCGCCATTTATAATGATTGTAAAGATTTAGCGGAAGCGGAAGAAATGATTGAAAAATATGCGGGTAGTTTTGACAGCGTGAAAGAATACGGGGAGCATTGCGCAGATGAGCAAATGGATATACCAGAAAATCTTAGATTTTATTTAAACTATGAAGCTATTGGGCGTGATTATGGTATGGACATGCACAAAATTGACGCTAACAACACAACACATTATTTTTATAATTAATTGAAAATAACAGTTGCAAAATGCAACTCAACATATATATTAAACACACAAACAAACAAGAAAGATGAAACAATGTATAAATCAAATTTAATAGATACGAATACTTTTCGACAGATCGCGCAAGATTACCGCGCAAGCGGCCAAGAACAAACCGCGCAAGATTACGAAAACGCCGCCGCTTGTATTGATTGCTTGCGGGCTGAACTTAAAAGCAAAAATCAATTTATAGCATTTAATACGGGCCTAAAATTAGGAGGGGCAAGAGTATGATTAAAACACTATCAAAACAGAAAAGGCCATTGAGTAAAAGACAATTGGCGGAATATAGATTTGGCGTTCTTGAGGATGGCTTGCACGTTTTAGAGTGCCAAAATCAAGAGCTAACTAATGAAATTAGCGAGCTTAAAGACTTAATAGAAACACTTATTGAAAAGATTGAGAATTAAAATGTTAAGTAATGTAGAAATAAAAACCATATTGAATGGCTCAATAGATGAAATGACAAATGCTCTTGAAAGCTTTGAATGTAAATATAGTTATAAAAAACAATATGAAGATAAAACGTATAATTTATACGCCGTAAGCGGTGATCTATCAGCTTATGGCATGTCTGATAAAGCAACAGTTTTGACTATTAAGCGCGAGCAAATGGCAAATGTGGAGTTATATATAGAAATGAATAGAATATGGGATGAAACGCTTTCGATGCTTAGTATTGGGATTTCTAAGGTTCACAAAAAACACAATGAAACATTTGAAATACTATATCAACTTTGGCGTAAATCCAACGCGTTAATGGCTGACATTTTTGTCAACAAATATTGTTATCGTACCGAATGGGCTTTGTTAAAAACAAGCTAAACCATTAGACAAAATAAATGCTTTACGGCCTCGCTTATTGCGGGGCTTTTTTTATGCGTGTTTAATGGTATTATGGGGGGAATGAAAAAGGGCGCTTTTATTGTGATTAAACATGACCGGCAAAAATTGCGCTTTGACTTGGTTGATGCTGAAAGCTTGCAAGAGATAGTAAAGGCTTTAACTTATGGAGCTGAAAAGTATAATGACACAAACTATAAGACACTTGTAAATCCCCTTGCTAGATATTTCGCGGCCAGTCAAAGACATCTTTGGGAATGGAAAGCAGGAGAGCAAAAAGACAAAGAAAGCGGTTTAAATCATCTGGCGCATGCTTGTGTTAATCTTATCTTTTTAATGG